TTGACGATACACATATTCTTGACATTGTTCAACTGTGTCAAACTCTGGTTCAAAGAATAAAAATGTGTCTTTGCTTCCGTCGCTGAAGGTGCCCATCATAAGCACCAATATAAACCATTTCATTATTGTTCCCTGCTAGTATTATTTAGCAGAGTCTATTCTTCTGTGCTTAGGCTTTTTAACATGTCACGTAGTTTAGTGCTTTGTGCTTTACCACTTATCTTGCCTATGGTATCACCTTCACCTGGCTCACGTAGTGCTGTTTCTTCGCCTGCGTCGTGACTTGTTTCTGTTACTGTTGATTGTTTCTTAAGTCCTTCATAGATAGTAGAACTCTGTTTCTTGAACTGTTGATATTCTTCATCTTCTGCTAGATCTCTAATACGCAAACTGTCTACGTCAAATTCAAGATCTACTTTTTGTCCTACACCCGAACTTGAACGTGTTTTCATAAACTGTATTTGATAGCGTCCACGTTCTTTCATTGCTCTGCTTGTAAAGATACCGATAACATTATCTGCTGTTTGAATCTTACTCAAACCACCTGAAATATGTGAATGATCAAACTCAATTTCTTCCACAGCCGCCCTGTTTAACTGCGATGCTGTAACAAACACACACTGTAGTTCCATTGCTAGGTTACGCAATTCTTCCGATACATATTTGTCCTTAACAAACAAATCACTTGGCGAAACTTTTACACTTAGAGGCATCATCAAATCTAAATAGTCAATCAACAACACATCTGGTTTTGCTTTGTTTTTAATGCTCCACTCTTTAACATAACTGCGTAAGTCATTAGCATTCTTACCACTTGGCATATACTTAATCTGTATCTTACCTGACTTCTTGCCCATCATCTTGACTTTCATTTCAACATCTTCAAGATTTTTAAATATTTCTCTTGTAGCAATACCTGTTAGCATACTGTCAATACGCATTGCTGTTAGTGCTTCAGAAAGTTCTAAACTTATGTACAACACGTTCATGCCTTCTGTTGCAAAGTTTACAGCCATGTTCTGCAAGAACAACGATTTACCTGCACCTGATCCACCTGCAAAAATGTTTAGTTCACCTCTGTTGAATCCACCAAACAGTTTCTTGTCAATGCTTGGCCATCCTGTGCTTACCTGTCCGTTGTTGTCTTTTAAGCCTTCAAGTCTTGCTCTCGGATCAGCAAAGTAATCTGTACCCATATCCTTTGCAAGACCAATTTGTATTGCTTCCTTAATCATACCTTCGATTGGACCATACTCACCCTTTTCAAGCAGGTCTGCACCCTTTAGAATTGCTCTTTCAAGTGCTTTGTGTCTGCTAAACTGTTCAAATGTATCAAGCAACCATTCTGTGTGTTCGGTTCCTACACTGCTTGCGTCTTTGAACTGTGTACCACACGCACTGTTAACAATATCAAGTTCGGGCATGACCTTGTATTCATCAACATATTTCTTGATAAACTCAGCACCTTCTTTAAGTTTCTGATCAAAGTTTTCACTTTCAAAGATACCTTGGCATCGCACAAATGCTTCTGCATCCGCTAGAAACATTTCTAAAAATAGTTTTTGTATGTCTTGATTAAAGTCTTGCATAGTTTATATTATACTGCCTTTTTGTTTATTCTGCAAAGTAAGTTTTCGCCAATAGTTGTATTTTAAGTCCTGTTGTTTTAGACTGCACTATCTTTTGTAGTGTATATATTTTTCCGTATCGTTTTACAGCATCTGCGACATCCTTAATGTCTGCATCTGGCCATTCTGGAAAACTAACACTCCATCCATATTTAATAGCATCAGTAACCAATTGTTCTCCACTTTGATCTGTATCTGGAACAACCACAACTTCACGCTGTAGACTGTTTATAAGCATTGCCTGTTGATCGTTTACTTCATTACGCAATACTGCTACACCACCTACGCTGATAGCATCAAATGGTCCTTCTGTAACAATTACAAACTGTCTGTCCCAACCTTGACCGTCTAAATTAAAAACATAGCCTGGTTGACTGTCTGTGATGTATTTGGGTGAGCCGTCGCCTAGTTTACGAGCAGTGTATCCGACTATGTCCCCTTGATAATAAAAAGGAACTATCAGCCTTGTTTTATATGATCCTTCACAGGTCCACATAAAGTCATAGTCCTCTAAGTCAAGGCCACGATCATTAACTATGTATTCGACGGCTCTAATGAATTCCGGATCCAATCCACTTGGTTCGAGTGCTTTCCAGTCATGCCATTCCATAATAGGTTTTGCGCCGACTGGCAGTTCTCTAGTTTCAAAAACAGGCAACTGTATATGAGATTCGTTTCCATCTATGACGGACTCCTCCTTAATTCGCAGTGCCTCCAAAGCAACTTTGGTAATTTCTGAATTGGGCATTCCAAACCATCCAAGCAGTTTACGCATCTTATAGGATAAGTTTCTACCTGGAATAAACGATGCTGTATAGCCACAGTTGAAACAGTGATAACTCACAGTACCGTCGCCATTAAACATCATTCCACCACGCTTACGCTTGTCTGCTCCTTCGCCATTATGGACACAGCAGGGAGCATCAAAAGAAATCCACCCACTTGGAGTTTGCTTTCTTTTTGAAGGCAAGGCAGTCGTGATGCTAGATTGTATCGAATTCATATTACTAGTTTAACTTCTAACTAGTACTTTGTCAAGTGTTCCGGTGTTCGAATTGTCAGGTAAATGTTTTAATTTAAAGTAATTGTACACACCTGTTATATTGGTATATCCAATAGTATCACTGCTAGTTAGACTAACAGTAGTTAAGTCTACCCAACTTGTGTCCGCTGTAACTTGGCTGTCCAGAGTCCCTTGTATGGTTAAATCACCCGTGAAAGAATTTGGATAGTAGGTAAAGGTATGCATAGCACCATTGCGTTTGTATTCTGCCTGAGCATCTACCAAACTGCTAAAATACTCTGTAATTTGTCCACCGGGTTTGTAAAAGTTAGTGGTTGTAGGTCTAACAAAATCTGTGTTAGCAAGTTCTACTGAATCTGTGAATGCTGGATAAACTTGATCTACCAATTCCATTGTACCAGCAACTTCATGGTATGTATTAGCATAAGTTACATGATTACCAGAACCGCCAATTGTTCTAGTTACGCTAAACTTATAAAACTTGCTTACCAAACTTGCTGTATCGCTTTCTGTCAGTGTTAATGTTGCTACACCCTTTGTAGCAACTGTGCTACCGTCGTCCAGTGTAGTACAGTCCTTTTGTAGGTGTACGGCACCTGTTTCTTTGTTCACTAAGTTAAACGTAAGAGTTTCGCCATTAATGTCTAACGGCTTTTGATCCTGGTTTTTAACGGTGAATTTAATGGTGTTAGTGACACCTTTAACCACCTGAATATCTTTCTGGTACATTGGCGTATATCCTTGTTTTACGGCCCCGTCCAAATCACTGAACAAGGTATAACCGGTTTCATAAATATATATGGGTAACTTGAGCATATTGAGTTCATCCTATACAAGTATTTATTGGAAAACTATGACAACATTACAAGAAGATTTACAAGAAAAATTTCCGTTTTTAAGTTGTGTAAAACACGGAGATACTGAATACGTAGGTATCATAATTAATCAAGATTCTAATGTAACTAGTATGTATGATTATTCAAGTTGCACAGATGATGTTCAAAAGTTAAAACTGCTCGAATGTGGAGATAGTTGGTGGTGGGAATCTAATAGAAAAATACCAATCAATATCTTTATGAAAAGTGAAATGATCCCTTTTAGAAATCTTATTAAAACATTTAGCACAAAAGATGTTGAATTAATCTTTGGACATATGGTACGTTTGAATGATATAACTGAGAAAAGAATTAAACGCAAGAGTATTCAACTAATACGTAAACTCAAGTAATTCTTTTGTATTGTAGATAGATTATAAAATCAATAAACAAGTAGTTCAAGAAAAACCCAATAGGTGTAAATTTAACTCCAAATACCATAGGCAATAATATTAAAAATATACCTATCTTGAGTACGTAGTCAAAAGCAAGGTGTTCAGGACTAGACCAGAATGGCCAACTACCTAGATCTTTCTTTGGTGGTTTAGGTCTGTAATCGTGATACTCCGGAATCATATTAACTCAATCCTTTTTTTGAGAACTCCGATTAAATTATATAATCCGTTTCGACGTTGAGGTGTTACTAACTGAATGAATCCCAGTTTAGTAA